GAGATTGAATATCAGAAGTAACTGATGACAAGAAACCTAGTTGAGTGTCACCAACGCTCGATGTTGTAGCTTTACCGCTGCCATCCGTTGTCATTACTTTGTTTGGTGTAAGTGCTGCCATTTTGCTGTGGGCAATATTTGCAGAGCCATTAATTTCTGCGTTGTTAATTGAGTTTGTGAGGTTTAGTTTTGTGTGAGAAATAGCGGCCGTACCCGATATATCAGTGTTTGTAATAGTTCCTGGATTAATCGTAGCAGTGACTGTTCCTAGCGCGTCGTCGTATGTTAAAGTAATTTTCGTACCGGCAATCATCATAGATCCAGCGGCATCTTGTGCTCTCTCGATTGAAAAATAGAGGTTACTCGTACCTTCTGGTAGGTCATCAGTTGACGACAAAGCCGATCCTGTTGAGAATTGAAACTCAACTCCAGCATCATTTTTTAAATAAAGTTTGTTGTCTGTTTTTGGATATATACTAATAAACCCAGACGGCGGAGTTGTGCCAGCGCTACCTGTTTCAAGTTCAAGAATTGATGCCATTATATATACTCCCCAACTGATCCAGCTTTGAGCGTCATGGATTTGTTCAATGTTCCGTCTGTTATTTTAAGTGCTGCGCCGTCATATATTATAACCTTAGCTCCATCTTCAACAATCATTTTCTCTCGGATGATATGCTTATATGACTCGTCAACTGTCGTCGTCGTTTGCGTGTCGCAACTCGTCGTAGACCCTATAACCGGCATTATGAAATCTCCTCAACTGCGACGACGATGCTACCAGCCTGAGATTTTGCGTAAACAATGATAGCATCTGTTAAATCCCAGAACCTCTCGCCACGAGCCGGAACCTCAACGCCTACATATCCAATCGCAGAGTTATCATAGTTTACTTTTAATTTAATTGTAGAGCTTTGGTTTTGAATTGCTAGGCCGTTTCTTCCAGATAACGGAACTGCTGGAAGTGGCCACCACTGCGCATCGTCTATCGTCATCTCGGTTATGCGCCCACCATTTTTTAGACCTGACGGCCTAATTTCGCCAGTAACGGTGGTTCTTACGGCAACCTCACCGTTGAGTTCCTCAAACTTTTGAAACTCGCGGTCGTTTAACGTTGGAGGTAATGACATCGCTCGTTATCCTTTTTGCGTTCACGTCGCCGGTGAAATAAGCTACCTGACGTGTCCCGTGCGGTACGATGAAATGTATTTTAATCGGTGTTCTAATTGCACGCAACTGTGCGATCAAATCTGCCGGATCGTTGCCGACAATAAAGCCCATTGAGTCGTAGGGATTGAGAGAATCGAAAGCGATCATAAATCACCAAAAGATAAAAAGGAAGCGAGGCTCTTAACCTCGCCCCCATTGCCACATTAAGCAGCTGTAACTTTAATACATTTTTTAGCACCTTCGATGCCAAGAGCAACGCCGAAAATCAAATCAACTGACATCAGAATTCCATGCTTTCCAGCAGGATGGAGATCAGAGATTTTCACTGCCATTTCTTTTGCCATAACCATTAGCAATGCGTCTGGGCAAAGGAAAAATGCGGTGTCTTCTGCCAAGCTGTTGTCCTCAGCAATTTGCCAGCCGTAACGACGAAGGCCAAGTTTCCCGCCAATGACAGGAGTATCAGACGCGCCAAAGTCAGAGCTCACAAGAGTTTGAGAAGCAAGCACGTCGCTATAGTAGGAAGGATCAAGAAGACCAAACCAGCCTTTTGACATATCCCATTTTGCTTGGGCAGCAAGTTTACGGACAGCTAGAAGCTGTGTGCTGTTCATATCGGTGACGCCATTGATAACGTGATCAGGAGCAGCAGCCGATGGAACAAGCGCAGCGTAAAGAGCTGTGTTGACAGCCTTCTCAACTGCAAAAACCAAGGAAGCCATAACTTCTGGATTTTGGCGATCGATCAAAGACATCAGCTCAACTTCGTCAGCAAATTCAAAAGCAGCTGTGACATGCTTGTCAGCTTTTACGTCAACATAGCTTGTAGAAATTGCAGACGGAGCAAATGTATTGCTGTCTACTGTGCCAACTGTTTTAGTTGTAGCTGATGGAGCCGCTACGGAGTAAACACGTACAGTGTCCCCACCCTTGCGGATTTCACCAGAGTAATCCTTGTTTACAATGCTTCCAAGCAAGAGGCTTTCGCGTAGTTGTTTGGTTGCTACTGGAGACCAGTATTTTTGCACCTGTGCTGCAATGTCTGTTAAGTTTGTACTTGCCATTTTTTCACTCCTTGAAAGTTTGGCTTTAGTTAAATTTATTGCCCCCAGATTATCTGATCCCGCCTCCATTTGTTCATTTCGGCAGAATTTTTGAGAGTCTTCCACTCTGATTCAGTGATTTTACCTGGGCCACCATTCAAGCCTTGGGGAGCTTGTGCTGGAAACTTGGTAACTCTCTGCACCATTTCTGGCCATTGCCTTTTGAGTGACTCAGCCACTCGAGCAACGGTCATCTTGTCGATCTCTCCAGTTTCTGGATTGACTGCTACCTCATCGGTATCAATCAGTTTAAACCATTTCTGGTCAACCTGGCCTCCCAGAGCTTCGATCACTGAAGTCAACTTCATGCCACGGGTGATGCGCTCGTCCAACTCCTGTCGTTGAGCACGTTCCCTAGCTAGTTCCTCTTCCCGAGCCTTAAGCAGAGCTTCATAGTCACCGCGCTTCCTTGCGTCAGTTTCTTCGCGCTCCTTTTCCTTGGCTAAAAAAGTCTCAAGTTGTGCTTGCAGTTTCTTTTTTTCGTCCAAGAGCTTTCGGTGTGTCTCGTAAGCGATTGTTGACTTAGCTTCTTGATTCTCTGGTTGCGCCACAGGCTCCCCAGATTGCTCCACAGGAGCTTTCTGATCGGTCATTTGTCACCATCCTTGGTTAAAACGTGTTAAAATTATATCACTTTTCTCTTTCTTAGCAAATCCCCAAACGTTTTTCTATAAAATCTCACAATCTGTTTAAATTCTAGTTGCGATATTCTAAGGAAAATCCTTTTGGGCCTGTTGCGTCCACCTTCTTCGTTATATCTAGCGATATCAGCGTTTGATTTGCCGTCATTGCGCCTGCCAGTGGGCCTGATAATGATTGTCCTGTCTTTGGTTTCAGAGATAATGCTATCAAGCATTTGGCCTGTCAGCGTCAAGTTTGATCTAGTTGGTGAGGTGTTAGACGATAAACTGTCAAACATTTTACGCTTTTTGACGTAACCTGGGCTTAGCCTTGCCAGCCTTGTCTTTGCTTGTAAGTTATCTTTGACTCCATAGCCTAGCCTCGTGCGCTTGACTACCAAATCACGAGCAAAGACGCCGACATCCCGTAAAGCAGCCTTACTAATCGCTTGCTCAACCGATTTCTCTAGCTTTTTTATGATGTTGGCAAATTGCCGTTGCCCACTCATTCTTGAGCCTTTACAAATCTAATTATCTTAGAAAGCTCTGTTTCAGTAATTCCCAAGAAGTCTCTAGCTTTCTTTGGGTCTGGCGTGGGCTTTCCATATGTGCCACGGATATTACCATCAGCTTTGGCGTTCTCTTCACTGCCTGGCTCAAATCCAATGGTCACGCTGCGGCTTGTCTTATCCAAAACTTCTATGGCTGCGAGCATATCGCCAGACAACTGCAGATCAACTTTACCCGCTGACTTGCCAGCCACTTTAAAATCAAGGCTCTCTTTGTATGACTTCGAGTAACCTGGAAACCTTCTACCCTCTTTGTCTTTGCCTTGATCGGTACGGTTTACAATTCTTTCAATGATAAGGTCAGCAACCTCATCCTTTTGGTCAGAGTTTAGGCCGTAACCTGATAGATCAATCTTGATCTTCTGCCATTTCGTCGCCATTGTCTTCCTCTTGAGTTTCTACAGGGCCAGTCTCACCTTCTCTAGCCTCAAGATCAATGCCACGTTCTTCATCAATTTCACGCTCTAAAGCCTCAATCTGAGCATAAGTCATTTGAGGATTGAGCATCTGAATAGCTCGGCTGCGAGTAGTAAAACCAGCCGCATATTCTTCACGGGCTTCTTGGATTAACTGCATACGCTGTGTGCCGACTGGGATAACAGAGAATCTTGCCACAACTTCAGCTGTGCTTGAGAAGATTGTGCGATTTTCTACCAATCCTTGGCTAACCCATATTGGATGCATCTTGTGTAAGATCATGTCCCACATTTCATGCTCTGCTTTTGCGTAGGAAACTGTTTGAGCTTGGCGCACATCAAAAGTATCAGCCTCGTCAATGATTTTGGCAATACCTGAAACCGATTGCTCTGGCGCAAGTTGTCCGACTGATCCTGTCTTAATCCCCTTAGATCCAAGCCACAAAGAAAGCTCTGACTGGATCAAATTAAGCACTTCCTGATAATCAACTTCTGGCTTTAAAGTTCCAATCTCTATATCCTTCTCAGGGTCATCAGACTTTAAAAACCAAAGAGCATTAGGCGCATAAGTTGGGTCTGCTACTTCGCCATTTTTGATGTAGGTGATTGAGAAACTAGAGAACAAAGCGGCAAGGTTTAAATCAGTCAAAGCCGCTGGCACATATTCAGCAAGTCTGATTGAGTCCAAGTCAGGCACAGGCACCAGCTTTAGTGCGCTTTGGTTTACATAAACAAATGGCAGCACACCGTATGGATTGACGCCATCAGCAAGGCCCATTTCTTCCATTGCAGCATAGTCAACAGTCTCATCACTCTTAACTACTGCAAACTCAGTATCAGTGTAGACCCAGTAGATCTCACGCTTTTCAGCATCACGGCCAGCAAGCATGATAACCATAGTTGGCTTGGTTGGATCGACAAGGTCATCAGAGAAAATAGCAAAGCGGTCATTTGGAATGACTCTAATCTTTGGCCCGTCTTCTGTGATGTAAGGATGAATCAGCGCAGACCTACAAGCATTATAGAGCCTGTTAGATTGATGCATTATCATGTTGGCATTGGTCTGTTTTTCGTACCAAGATAAAAGCTCTGCATCTGCTTCATTGCCATCAGATATTTCTCTGATAACTCCGGTCTGGTAAATGTTGGATAGCTTATCTACGTACCTAGGAATGATATTGATCGGCACAATGCGCTCCATCGCGTAGCGCAGCACTCTTGGTGACAGTAAACGCTCAAGATTTTTAACGATGTAAGGCTCAAGATTGCCCTCAAGAATGTCCAGCATTTTATAATTAACTTGCATGGTATCTGATTGGGCTTGTACTACTTTTTTGACTAGCTTCGGGTCAATCATCTTAGCTCCTTACAATATTATCGAGCGTGTTCCGCCACGATCTTGGTCAGCAAGTTTCCTGACTATGCAATAGCCAAAGGCTGTCGTAACGTGCTGATATCTTTTTGAGTCATCTTCAATAAGATTAGCACCTTTTTTAAATGCCGTCAGCCTTAAGCCTTGATCTAATGTCGGGCAGTTATGAACGAATAGTCTAACCTCTCCACGCTCATTCTTGCAATATGCGTTGATAGTATTATGACGGGTTCTAATTGCTGGATTTGACAACGGAACGCAGTATTTATAACTGATGCCAGCCCGATCAAGAGATTCTTTGATTATTTCGTAGTCACTTCGCTTACTTGAGGTGTGCCTAGCCTTTCCAGATGCGTCACCATAAATCTCATACTGTTTACCCGGCACAATGATGCCACGGTCAAAAAACTCTTTCATGACCTCATCAGTTCTCGCACCGTCAATGATGACCTCATCGAAAGCATGAAAGCAGCCGTCTTCATATGCCATAGCTAATGCAGATAATGGCTTGCCTTCGCCGATGTTAAAGTCAAAGCTGATTAGTATTGGGGTTTCTGGCCTTGGTCGCCAGATGGTTTTATCAGCCTGAGATGCCGAATCGTACTGGTAGTAGATGACTTCGTCTGCAATTTCAATCCATTCGCCGTAAAGCATGCGCCTGGCCCTTTTGGGGTCAAGGTCTGCTTTGAGTTGGTTGATGTATTGCTTTGGCAGAAATGGGTTATCTTCTGTGCGACTATAAAAGACATGACGAGTAGGATGTTTTTCACGATTAGAATTAGGTGCAATAAAATATCTATAAGCCCAATGCCCAGGTGAATCAGGGTTAGTGGCAGCAATAATAAGAGGGCACTTGATATGCGGTAAACGTCCCACACGCATTTTGATCTCATGATATGCTTGCTCGTCATCGCCATGATTCTCCGTTAGTTCCTCAATCGCCGCGCCTGATAATTCCAGAGAGCGAAGCTTGCTGTAGCGTTTATCTGCCCAAGATTTGCTAATTATCTCACTGCCATTAACAAACCAAATCTTACCGATATTATGCCACACTCTGTAATATCTTTGGTCAATACCTTCCAAATGCTCAAGTATTTTTAGATAAAGAGTATCTTTGAGATCCGGCAAAGCTCTACGGCCAATTAGAAATCTGGCTCGGTTATTCTCTAAACAATGCCTGATAATGATATGCGCCATGAGGATTGACTTTGCGCTGTTATGGTGCTGGTATCCGTTTGCAACGTAATTGTGCGTATTGGGTACTTGAATATCCCAATACCATTCTTCCTTGTCTAACCGTTCAATTTTTAATATGGTGCTGTTGGTATAACCAACCTCAACACTAAGAAGGTCATGCAATGAACGCAAAAGAGACAAGAGAAAAGATTGCAAGTCTTGCTGATGGGCGCTATGCATCTCAAATAGCGCAGATAGTAGGCTGCCGCGTAAAATACGTTCACAAAGTTTTGAACCGCCCTGAGTATAAACATTTGCCTCGGCCTCGTTTTTGCTCTCCAAGAGGAGAATTAAACGCTTCATACAAGTTTGGGAGGGTAATTCAACGCTGTGGTCGCGTATTAGTTCCTGCGCCTGAAAATCATCCAAATGCTCGCGTATATTCTTACAAAAAAATAGGCCGTATTCTTGAGCATCGCCTTGTGATGGAAAAAGTTTTAGGACGTTATTTAACAGATTCAGAAGTTGTGGATCATATTGATGGATGCGTTTTACACAATGACCAATCAAATTTAAGAGTGTTTCCGAGCAACGCAGAACATTTGCGCGCAACGATAACCGGAAAGCCTCATGATGTTCACTCAATTGGACGTGAGGCACTGAAATACGAGAACCGGATAAATCCAAATCGGATATTTTGGAGTAGGTATAAGGAGATGTGGCGACGAGGTGATTCCCGCTTGCTACAAATTCTCCATGCTCACCTATTACTCGATAAAGATAGTCTTTACCTTTTGGGAACGCACCGCTACTTGGAACAAAGGCAAATTGATTGGAAGTCTCGTGATAACTTAAAAGACGCGACGATTCAGTTATGTCAGCAATGGGAATTAAACCTGAAGCTGTCTGAACTAAAGCATCTTCTCTGAGACAGCCGACCGATCCGGACAAAAGCACTTCATGCGTACCTTTGCTGTAGTCATAGCCAGCAATGTCATCAATCACTTGCTTTTGAAATGGAATGACTGTTGGATCAAACTCTGTAAGTGTTGGGGTTGAGCCAATCACTGCAAAATCCTGCCGACAATAAAGCCGCAAATATAACTAGCAACCCACAAAAGAAAGATTGCCCAATTGCCAATTAAGACAGCAGCCCCAACAGCTGGCAAGCCGCCGATGACAATGATTAGTGCTTTGCTCTCAACATTATCTCCAACAATAAAGCCAGAGAACGCTGCAAAGAAGACAACGCAAAGAATCATCGCCACGACTATCAGGGCCAAGCTTTCCATCATTTTACTTTCTTAACTTTCGTCTTTTTCTTTACTTTAACAGGCACAGCTTTCACTGGCTCTGCAAAGCACATATCAAGAAACATCCCCCACTTATCTGCGCAATACATCAGAGGATAAACAAGAGCACCGATGAATAGGACAAACGGCATGGTAACGAGTTCAAATAGTAGCTGTAAATATTTCATTTCTTCTTTCCACCTTTCTTCTTTGGTTTAGGCTTTCCCGAGTAAGACAACGCAATAGCAACAGCTTGCTTTTGACTCTTACCCGCTTTCATTTCCGTCTTGATATTCTGGCTCACTGCTTTCTTCCCCTTCTTTAGTGGCATCGTGCATCCTTTCCTCGGCAGGAATATCTATGACCTCAGAATCATTCTGCGGCGGCAATTCCTGATTAGTGGGTTTATAAGCAAGCATAATGGGAGCTATGTTATCGGGCAAGTTCCAATTTTCTTTCATCCCGAGATAATTCTTAGATAACCAAATCTGCATGACAGGGTTGCCCTTCATTGCAGACTTAAACATCTGGCGTCTGAGACTTGCTTTGCCTTGTGCACAATGGATTTTATAATATGTTGAAAAATCCATAGAATGATCCCGCTGACATGCGGCATCTAATGTTTGTACATGAATCTTTAAAA